CAGTTAGAGTCGTCTTGATTATTAAAAACTTCGGTAGCAGCTTCAGCATCAGTAATTTCCAACTGACCGTAGTAGTTCGGATCAGCACTCGTGCCAATCAAAACTTTACCAGTCGTCTGATCACCAGCAAAGGTTTCTGTTACATGCAAACCAATGTTTTTCAAACTACCCTGCTTACCACTCGGACCTTTAAAACTCCAAGCAGTACCAGTGCCAGCACCAAAATCGGTGGCAAGAGCATCCTGATATACATAATCAGTAGGATTTGAATAACTCATAACAATCCTCCTTAAGCTGCGCTGTCCCAGATCACAATGCGATTCTGGGCTGCTTGTGTGTGAACGATACCGAAACCACCTAAGTAGTACCAAGCAATGCCACGATCTCTTCCGTAATCACCGGGGATCTTCCCTCTGATTTCTTCTGGGACCGCAACCGCTTCGGCTACAGTATCTTCGCCAAAGAATACTACCCAATCGGACTTACCCTGCGCCCAAGCAACACCGGCAGTACCGATGCTTCCCTTGGCTTTAAAGGTTTGTTCGACAAAGCGTACTCCATCGTACCGACCAATTTCCCCATTCATGATCATACGAAAACCTTGATCAACATATGATTTTAAGGTTTCAATATCATCTTTGAATGCTCGGAAAGTTGTAGGCCATGCAATCGCATAATAATCGTCGCCAGTATAGGCCGGGATATTACGTTCTTTCATGACATCGACAATTGACTTCACATGATTATTGCTAAGAGCAAGAGTATTTGTGATAGTGCATACGCTATTGGTCGTCAACGTAACTGCGGTCGCACTCGTTCCACCCGTAGGTGCAACGCGCAATGCAGCTTTGTTGAATTCCGCAGAAGCGAGATTGTCGAACGCTTTCTTTGCGTCGGTTTTTAGTACTTTCCTGATAACTTCCGCCACAGGTTGCTCAGAGAGGTCATCCAATTTCCCAGTCCACGGTACACTGTTGCCAGCTTCCGTTATGGTCATTGTGCCTTGAGCAATCGTGAAGGATGTTTCGGGAACAGTAGTGGTTTCAGTTAGTGTAGAACCCTGAGTTCCCACATCACTGAACACGTTCCAATGGAATGTATCACCTCGATGCAAACCCTGATGGGCCGCATCTTTGACATCACAGAACTGTCTAAATTTGACAATAGGCTGTACTGCCATCCTCAACTGTCTGCTGAGGTTTAAGGCATACATATAACCACCGGAGGTGTTAACAGACCATACTTGTCCTGCCATTTTTACATCTCCTTGTTATTGTATTACTTGACCACGCACTCTTTTCATTTCCTCGATAATATCAGCGGCGGTTTCTGGAACCGGCTCTTCTTCACCAAGTCGTGCAGAGGCGTTAGTCGCCTTTGGGTGTTGCACAATTCTTTGCTTGCGCGCTACCCGTTCGTTTTTGTTTGGCGAAAGAAATTCTTTCGCCCATTGTCGCGTTGATTCAGCAGCTTCTTGCATAATCTGTTTTGGAGACCAATCCGGATTGCTCTGGGTAAGTTCAATAGTTCGATTATCCGCGACTGCGCGTAACTCGGGAGTTCCAGCAACATCTGGGTACTCTGTATCAAACCACTTAACTGCATCTTCAAGTGATTTTTGATAAGCCCATTGCTGTTGTCTTTTGTTTTGCGCTTGCTGCTGCGCCATAGCCCTTTGCAGGGCTTGTTGTACGGCCTCATCAACATTTTGGGTGGCAGGTTGACTGCGCCCTTTATTTGTCAAAGCCTTAAACAATTCTGCGGCTTTATCCGCATCATCCTCATAAAGTGCTTCATGATATTTCTTGATTAGATCAGGAGAATCATCCGGTTGCTCTTGTTCCGGTTCTGCGTCTTGCGATGGCAGGGTTTTTTGTTTCTGTTGTTGCTGTTGCATATTCTGAACATAAGCATTAAGTTGAGCCTCGCGCTCTTGAACCCTTCTGCCATATTCAGCTGCGTCTTCAAAGCGCTTTTGTGACGCTTTGTCTTTCTGATGGGAAGATTTAAGATCATTAAAAGGTACTTTAATATCCTCTCCATCTATTTTTATAGTTGTATACCAAGAGTCATCCTCTTTCCACATGGGAGACGAATCATCTTTTTTGGTCTCAACTCTTATTTCATCGGGTATATCATCTTCTACTTCTTCAGAAGAAACATCTTCAGCCATCTCTTCATTGAAC